ACGTCACAGCCCCCAAGTGACCCCCCAGCCCCCGACTACCTGCCCGATCTGCTGGCGCTCCGCACGGCCAACCCAGGCCAACTGCCGAGCATCTACGCCAACGAGCTGATGGCCAAGCACCAGGTGCCCACCGATGGCCGCACCGTCAAAGCGCTGCTCAAAGCGCACGACGCCCTGGTGGAGGTGGCCAAGTAATGGAGGAGGAGCATCAGCAGAAGTCCACCCCCCTGGACCCAGATCCTTGGGCTGAGGTGGCCCGCTTGACGGCATTGGCCCAAGCCAACACCTTTCGAGTCGGTGATGTCTGGCTAAGCCCCAACCTCTTTCGTTTCCGGGTGGATCACGTCACAGACGATGGAACCGCCACCTTCAACAAAGAACCCCCAGGCTGGGGCCGTTCCGTTTCGATGCGGTGGAACAGTCCAAAACTCAGCAGGTGGCAACTACTGGAGCCCGGTCCTCACCCACTGCTGGCCCTGGTGGCTGACCCACCATCACCATCAAATGCAAAGTGTTAACAACCGCGCCGCGCTTAAGTATAGCCAGCCCGAAGGATTAGGGGGTAGGGGTTAGGTTCTCCGCCCTACTTCTTTGGTAAGGGTCCATGCAACCGCAGATAATCGCTCCATTTATGTTTTAAAACCTAGGACACTTGCCGCCCGTAAGCAATACGAATCCCCTGACCCCTGTCCTGGGGCCCGGTGGTGGTGTCCTGCTTAGACCGTAAGGACAGGAGCCTGTCCTATGCCCGTTGTGTCGTTCTCCGAGGCCGCCAAGGTGCTGGGCTTCAAGAGCCGCTCGACGCTGTACCGGCTGAAGGATTCTGAGCTGGCCAGATATGTCAGGCCTGCTGTCCGCCCCGGTGGCCCGCAACTGCTGGAGCTGGCGCCCGAGGGTCTGCCCACCCTGCGGGAATGGCTGGATGCCGTTCTTCAGGCCCAGGCAAAAACATCCACCCCCCCGCCGGCTGACATCCCTGCGCTCGCATTTGGCGCCCCGTCACCCGCACCATCGGCATCGCCTGTTGACCCTGCCGCCGTCGCCCAGGGCCTGGCCCAGCTGGTCGCTGGACTGCCCGAGGATTTGATTCCGAACCTGGCCGAATCAAGGGAACGCAGAGAGCACTACCGTGCCGAACTTGCCCGGCTTCAGGCACTGGAGCAGCGAGGTGATTTGCTGCCCAAGACCGAAATCATGGCCGCCGCCTTTCAGGTTGCGAGAACAACCCGCGACATGTTTCTGGCCATGCCCAGCCGGCTGGCTCCGCAGCTGGTGGGGGTGGCTGATACACCAACAGCGTTTGCCCTGCTGGATAAAGAAATCCGCCATGCGTTGACTTATTTGGCAGATGCAACCGAGCGCCTAGGCCAATGATCGAGACGCAGGCCCGACTGGTGGGAAAGGATGAACTGAGAGCAGTGATGTGGGCGGCGACCGTGGAAGGTGCTGCACCCGCCGAGTATTGCTTAGCCGCCGATGTGGAGGAGGTACAAGCAGAAATCGCAGCCAAGCTCAGGGAGCAGCTGGTCGATCCAATCTGCGAACGCATCGCCGCCAAAATGCCCCACCTGCTGGCGGTTGATCTGCTGGAGATTCGCCGGCTTTACATCGAAGCCCTGGCCCCCCTGCTGGGGCACTGAGGTGGTGCTGGCCACCGCTGCCCAGGAGATCATCACCGCAGGCATCGCGGGCATCCTGGAGCAACTCCAATCCCAGGGCATGGGGGGCTCTGAGCTGGCCACCATGCCCACCGATGCGCTGGTGGTTGATGCAAAGCGGTTCCAGTTTCGGATCGTTTCGCACCATGGGAGTCTGCGGGAGGTGGCCGCCTGGAACCCTGATCTGTGCGGCGTTCTATCGGTCTGGCGGGACCCTGCCGATGGGGTGGTGTTTGTGGTTGATGGCCACCACCGGCACGGGCTGGCGGTTCGGCTGGGGGTGCCCAGGCTGGCGGTTCGGTTCATTACCGCAGCCAATGACAAAAGAGCCCGGGTGATCGGTGCTCTGATCAACTGCGCCCAGAAAAATGCAACGCCGATTGATGCGGCCAAGCTGCTGAGGGATGCCCGGATGGGGCCCCCAGAGGTAGCCGCCCATGGTGTCGCTGTAGGTGGCCGGTTGATGGCAACGGCCCTGGAGCTGGCCCCCCTGCCCGGCGAATTGTTTGAGGCCTGCGCTATGGGTTCGCTGCCGGTTGATCTGGCCGCCGCGATTGGTTCGGCTGGTGGCCAACCTCAAATCATGCGGGACCTGCATAAAGCAGCCAAGGCAGGGAAGTGGAGCGCCGCCAAAACCAGGGAGGCCGCCGAGGTGGCCCGCTTCGCCACGGTCCAGGCGGTTGATGGTGATGGCATCCCAGGGTTAATGGAGCAGCTCAGCTCCAACCTTGAGCAACTGCTTGAAATCAGGGCCGCTGTTCGCGCCCGCCTGCGATCTGAAATTGTGGCCCTCAGTTTCGCGGCCAGGCCCAAGGCCGCCGCCCACCTGGAGCGGGCCGGCAACCTGATCGACCGGGAATCGAGCCAAGCCGCCCGAGCCCGAGCAAAAACCGGGCTTGAATTGTTCGGGGTGCTGGTGAATCAATCCGGTCCGTTGTGCGAGTTGCTCAACATGCTGGCGGCTGAGATTGGCCCAGGCCGCAGCGCCGCAGATGTGGCAGAAGAAAACCTTGATTTACTGCGCCATGCGCTGGTGATTGAAATGGGCTAGGGGCCCTCTTCGATGTAGTCGGTGATCAAGTCGGCCAGGTGTTCGCCCATGTCGCCGTAGACCTGCATGATCGCAAGGTCTTCAGGATGCTCTTCCAGGGCCAACACCAGCTGGCGCAATGCTGCGCAGGTGTCGGGGTGCATGTTTGTGTCGTGGGGCGCTACTGCTGCGCTCACCCATCAACAGCGCCACTATAGCAAAAACCGCCGCGCGTGATCACCCCCGGAACATCCTGCATAGCTTTGAGGTATGAAAAACACCGCCCCCCTTCACTCGCCGCGCTACATCGACGAGCGCCGCGATGATGATGTGCCATGCCCACCATGGCCCTGGATTGAGCCCGATTCTGGTCAGGCCCGCCGGGCTGGTGGTGTGATCCTGGGGGCTGGCCCTGGTGGCAACCAAGCCCCCCAGGGTTGAGGCTTAAAAGAGGTTCATAGCCTGATGTGAACCGCCTTAGAGGCATGAAAACCACGCCCAAAAAGGGCAAGGAGAATCTGGTCCAGGTGAGCGCCTTCGTGTCTGCTCAGCAACGCGAAGACCTCCACAACTGGGGCGATGGCAATGTGTCTGAAGGCCTGCGCCGCGCCATCAGCACCCCCCACCATGCGCCCAGTGGCGCTATGTGGGTTGAGTGCGCCTGTCAGCTGCCGAACCCCGCTAGCTGCACCGCTCCAATGGTGTTGGCAATGCCCGATGGCCTGTTGATCTATGGCGTTGGGCCCGTGTCGATTGCGCTCGATTGCGAAGACGGGACGCTCTCATTCATCACCCCAACAGGTGGTGGAGCAACCACGGACTTCAGCCTGGCTGATCTAGCCCAGCTGGCCGGACGGTTGCCCGGTGCGGTGATCGCAACCTGTGCCCCTGATCATCACCGTGATGCTCGTGGCCAAAACATCGGCGCCGTTTCCGTCACCGCTTTGGCCCATGGGCTGATCGAACTGCGCCCGCCTGGCCCTGCCGGGTCGGTGGATTGCGCCGTGGTCCTGCCGATCCGAACTGCCTTGCAATTCGTGGCTGAGGTGGCCGGACTGTTGGCCCGCCGTGTCGAGGCCCATCAGCTGGCGATTGCCGAGCTGAACCACAACCTGGCCCAGCCGGTGGAGGCCCCGTGACCACTGTCACCCGCGCCGCGACAACCACGCCAACCACGGTTGATGAGGCCACCCGTTCGGTGGACCTGCTGATCGCAACAGGTGCCCCCCTCAACGGGATTCAGCTTGTTTGTACCCGTGCCGCTGTGACGACATCCGACGCCCCGGTGCCGGTGTTGATGAGCCACGACAACCACACCGACTCCATGGCAGGCCGCCTCGGCCCGCTGCGCTTCGAGAACGGGAAGGTGCTGGCCAGAGCGTTTCTCACCGATGCCCCGGCTGCCGATCAGGGCTGGCAGCTGGCCCGCTCTGGTTGCGCCGTAAGCGTTGGCGCCTCCTTCGTCAGCGACGACACCGAGATGGTTGGCGCCATCGAGGTGGTGCGCCGCTGGCGGCTGGTGGAGGTGAGCCTCGTGCCCGCCGGCAAAGACCCCGCCGCCCTTACCCGTTCCCTTCCTTCTATCCCCTCTTCCGATCCCATGGAAACCAACACCGCCCAGGCCGCCGAGGCCCTCGACAACGCCAACGACGAGCAGGAGCTCACCCGCTCTGAGGCAAACCGCCAGCTTCAGATCATCCGCAGCGCCAACCTGGCCAAGCTCAGCCAACAAGAAACCGATCAGATCATCAGCGAGACGGCTGGCCAACCCGTAGCCGCAGGCCTGATGAAAGTGATCCAGCGCCACGCTGAAACCGTGGAAGGCCGGACCTCTGCTGGCCACCCTGCCCGGATCGTTACCGGCAATGGTGAGCCCCAGGGCCTCGAGGCCACCCTCACCCGCGCCATCAAAGGCGAGCGCCTGGAGCAGCCCCTCTGGCTGGATCTCCGCGCCGCCGGTATCGGGCACGGCAACGACGCCACCGAGGTTTGGCGTTCGGCTTTGACCGGGGAAGGCCGTTGGCTGGCCCGGAACATCGCCACCAGTGATCTGCCCCAGCTGCTCACTGCTACCGGTAACCGCCGGTTGCAAGAGCGTTTCGCTGTTGCTGAATCCGGTGTTCGCATGGCTGCCAGTGTTCGCCGGCTTCAGGATTACCGCTCGGCCGGTGTGATCGACGTGGGGATGGTTGGCACCGCCAAGCAGATCCTTGAGGGTGGTGAAATCACCTTCGGTTCCGTTGATGAATCAAGCGCCAGCTACAAGCCAAACCGGTTTGGTATCGGCCTGAAGTTCACCCCCGAGGCCCTCGCTAACGACGACCTTGCCGGCCTGGATGCTGCACTCTCCGAGCTGGCCGCCGCCATGCTCGACGCTGAATCCGTCGCCCTGGTGGACCTCCTTGAAGGTTCCAACCTGGGCCGCAATGCCCCGGACGGAAAGAGCTTGTTCCATGCAGACCATGGAAACGTTGTGAGCGCCGGCCCCCTGGGCATCGGCACCATCGGCACCGCCGTGGAGAAGCTCCGCAATCAGAAGGCCATCGGAGGCCGCTACATCTCCCAGGAGCCCGCTGCACTGCTGGTGGGCAGCGCAATGGAAACCACCGCCCGCCAGCTGCTCAGCTCCGCGATCAATGCTGCTCAGGCTTCCAACGTGAATCCTTGGCAGTCGCTTGAGATCGCAGTGGAGCCCCGGTTGACTGGCAGCTTCTGCTACATCGTTGGCTCCGCCCGTAAGCCCCTGGAGTTAGGACGCCTGACCGATGGCCCGGTGCTCACCACTGAGGTGCAATTTGAAACCTCGGCCTATCGGGCCAAGAGTGAGCACGCCTTTGGTTGCATCGTGCAAGAGCATCGCTCCATCGTGCGTATCCCTACAGCGGCCTAAAAATCCGTCTTTAGGTTGAATTGAGGCTCAGGCGCACTCCGAGCGAGGCGGTCAGAAATGACCGCCTTTCTTGTAGGCGGCCCTCCCGAGACTGAGCTGGGGTGAGTTTGGGTTTTTCCTGCCCCCGAGTGAGCCACCCTCCCCAGGGTGGCTTTCTTGTGGCTGCTGGTCCTGCGCACCTGCGGAAGCAGCAGGTACTCAGGCCCACCCAGGCGGTTGCATCTGGGGGGTGGTTCGGCATGATCGGCGCCGATCCGATGGACTCCAATGGAATCCGCTGCACTCGATGCCACCGTGGCCGGCTGCCTGTTCTCCTCATGGATTGAGAGCAAAGGCATCAGCAAGTCAACCGCGTACAAATGGCGATCTGATCTGGGCATTGAGCCGATAAAGCGCCGCGTGGGCACCCGCGTGGAGGTGTGGCTAAGCGCTGAAGACGAGAGCCTGTTGAACAAGTACGGCGAGGCCCTTCAGGATCAATGCCTCTCTGTTGGCGATGCCCTCGCCGCCGTGGGCCGATCCGCTCCGATGGAGTCCGATGGAACCGCCTGCATCGTTCCAGTGGAACTCACTGGAATCGGTCGGACCGATCCGATGGAGTCCGATGGAACGGTTCAAGCCCCTCCAATGGAGTCCGATGGAGTCCAGCAACTGCGCTCCCGTTTGGCCGCCCTGCGCGATGCAGTGGAGCTGGGGGCACCATTGAGCACAGCTGAAGTTTCGCTGCTGCTGGGGGCCCGCCCAGGCGGAGCTGAGGTGGTGCGAGGCCGCCTGCGAGCGGTAAGGGAAGCCCGGAATTGCTGGACAATCGAGCCGGACTGATCCGATGGACTCCGATGGATTCCCGTGGAGTCCGCTGGAATCCATTGCATTCCCATGGACTCCGATGGACTCCGATGGAATCAGCGGTTAATCTCCGCAGCGTGGACCAAGGGAGCGCGAACTCCCCTGGCCCAGAGCCCCCGCATCACCGAGGACCCATGAACAGTTTGATTACCCTCCCGCCCATCTGGCCCCTCCAGCCCGGCGAACCGATCACCCCAGCTAATGAAGCCGCCGAGGCCCTGGTGGACGTGATCGCCCAGGCCCGCGCCGATGCCATGCCGGTGTTGGCCCAGCTGGGCGCCGCACCCGATGCAACGCCCGAGGCCATCGCCATGGCGATGAAGGTGCAAGCGCTGCTAGCCGATGCCCTGGTGCTCGCTGAAGACCTGGTGGGAAACCTGAAGGCCTAAGGGTCTATCCAGAGTGTTTTTTGCTTGCAACCCCAGGTGCTGCCCATAGGGTTGCCGCGTGGTTTTGGAGTGATTGAAAAATCACCCTCCATAGCCTTTACGTACAAACCGCCTTCCCCAAATGTCGGCTGCCGATCTGCTCAAGGAATTGGGCTTTCGCGAAAACCTGCAACTTCAAGTCTCAGCTCGCCTCCCTGCACAGGAGCTGGCCGAACTTGACCGGGTGGCTGCATCAGCTGGTGTGACCCGCGCCCGCATGGCCCAGGCCTTCCTTCGCGATGGACTGCGCCGCTACAGCCCAGCTTCCTAGCCACAAAAAAGCCCCAGGCCGTACCAGCGGCCTAGGGCGATTCGATCAAAAAATCACTGAGAGCATCCTAATGGAAACCGCAGCTCAAAAACGCGCCAACCGGCGCAGGAAACAGCAAAACCCTATGTGGGGGACTTCACGCATCGGGCAAATTCAAACCAGCTACTCACACCTAAAGAGCTGCCTGGGAGATCCCACCGTTTGCAACTCCAGCATCCCAGGCGGATATATGCGCCAGACCCTTTACAGGTGGGAGATGCACACACCCGCCGGGCCAGTGTCGATCTACGACTACAAGGAGTGGGAAGACCCAGACTTTGCTGATGACAAAGTCATTGAGTGGAACATCGGCGGCAGGCACGACAAGTACACCCATCGCCAAGATCACCCTGTCAACAAGTGGGTGGCAGATCAAACAGGTTTGCATGTAGTCGACATGAGGACTCCGCATTACCGGCCCGCCTCATCCATTGCCCCACGCACTGGCCCAACTGATGCCCTTGATCTGCTGATGGAGGCCAACCGGCAAGCCATGGCACTGGAGGTGGCGTGATGGATGCCCCCCAGCCAACCAAGTACGGGAGCCTCTGGCATCTGCCTGACCTAGCCGTGCCGCCGTTTGTGCGGCATCTTGCCTATTAACCGTTTACGTCAAGAGCCAGGGGCTGCGTGGTGCCAAACACCACAAAGCCCCCAGGACCGGCAAGTCCTGAGGGCTCAAAACGTGGCGGTCTGACGGACCAATTACCCAAGGGAATAGTAACCAATGCGGAACCCCGCCGCCAGTTCTTTCGCAGCACATTTTCAGTCTAGCCGCGAGTCTCATGGGACGCAAGACGCCGCCGATGCGGCCCAGTTTCTAGAGCTGCTGGGCAAGGATCCAGCCCAGACCTACTTCCGCACCATCAGCCACGGCAAAGGAGCGAACAGAAGCCGAAGAGGCGCAGACCTCCATGGCTTTGATCCCGAGGCCCTGGCCCGCGACAACCAATCCAGGGAGTCGGTTTACTTCGTCACCGGCAACAGCACCACAGCGACAAGCGTCAACAAAACAACAGGCAAGCCGACTGGCTGTGTCTGGGAGAAAGACATCACCAGTTGCCCCGCCTTGTTCGCTGAATGGGACGACAAGCCAATGGAGTGGCAGCTCCAAGCGTGGCAAGAGCTGGGACTTCCTCAGCCCACCGTTCAGTTGTTGACGGGTGGGAAGTCAGTCCACTGCTACTGGCTGCTGGATGAGCCCATGGAGAAGGCCCAGTGGCGGCCACTGCAAGCCCGGCTGATTGATCACTGCGGCTCCGATGAAAAATGCAAAGACCCCAACCGCCTGATGCGGCTGCCCGGCTTTGCCTACATCGACAAGAAAACCGGCAGGCCCAACGGGAAGGTGGCCGAAGTGGTGCACAGCACCGGCAACCGCTACAGCCCCCAGGAGATCGAGGCTTGCTTGCCCTCGCTGTTCACTGCACCCCAAACACCCCCTGCACCCGCACAGCCCACAAACACCGCCAACCGCCCCAGGCCCCTGGAGCAGATCCAAGCGGCTTGCGACTACATCCCATTGCGGGTGGTGGGGGGGAACACCTACGAAACCAGCCGCCGTGCCCTCTGTGGCTGTGCTGCTGCACTGGCTGAGATCGGTTTACCCGAAGAGCAAGCCCTTGATCTGCTGGCCAACAAGTGGCCCGACCGCGCCACAGCAAAACAAGCCCTCCAGAGCAGCACAACCCGCGAGGCCAAATCGTTCTGGGCCATCGCCAGCGAATACGGCTTCGAGCTGAGGAGGAGCGCCACCAACAACGTGGTGGAGATTGGCTCAAGGCAGGCCCAGAGGTCCGACAGCAACCCATTCGAGCCGGCCAATAAGGGAGGCCAAAACGCCAAGCCCAGGGAGCGCAAGGCACGGCAGATGAGCCACACCAAGGCCATGCAGTGTTTCGAGCGCTGTATCGAGGTGCAGGCCCAACGAGAACGCAACAGCCTTAGGCGCCGTGCCCGGCTGCTCAAGGCGGCAAAGGATCTGGGTTTGGCCGCCTACATCAACCGCCAAGAGATCGCACAGAAGGTGCTCGAGGCGAAGGCGCGATGCAGTGGCGAAGGCTTCAAGCCATTAACCGCCGCCGACCGTGCCGCGATGCCCAAGCCCGTTGTGCGGTGGCTGGTGCGGGGACTGATACCCGCCAACGACATGACAATCATTGGCGGCAGGCCCAAGGTCGGCAAGACCCGGGTGGCTGTGGCCATCGTTGCGGCTGTGCTTCGTGGCGAGAACTTTCTGGACTTCCCAGTGGCAGCGGTGAGCCCGCCCGTGTTGCTGGTGACCGATGACCAATCCGCTGGCGACACCGCCGACATGCTGACCGCGTTGGACCTCTGGAGCCACCCACGGCTGATCTGGTCTGAGCACTTCCGGCTGACAGAGAACGATCTCCAAGCGTTGCTGGATGCAATCAAGGCCAACCCTGGGGCACTGGTGGTGCTCGACAGCCTGCGATCCATTGGCCGTGACCTCCAACACGGCGAAAACGACCCAGAGATCGGTGCCACGCTTTACGACCTCAAGCAAGCAGTGATTGACAGCGGTGGAACCCTGCTGCTGATCCATCACTGCAACAAGGCCGCCGACCTGGTAGGGGTCGAAGCCCTCAGTGGCCACAACGCCATCGGAGGCGCCGCCAACACGGTCATCACCCTGCACCACTGCCCCAACGACAAGGGCTTGCCAGACAAGATCAACCCCCAGCGCCGACTCTTTAGCGAAGGCCGCAGCGGTGAAGGCTGCGACGTGGTGATTGACCGCGCAGCGGCTGGATCATTCCGACAGGTGAGCACCTTCGAGCACTGGCAGCAACAGCTGAGCGAAGCGAAGAAGAACCAGAAGCTGGAGCGCCTCACCGAACTGCAACAGCAGGCACTGGACGCCCTGAACGACAGCGGCGAATGGATGACCCGCAGGGAGGTGTGCCAGGCCATCGGAGTGACCTGGAACGAACGCGGGCGCAGTGGTGAAGCCCGCAAAGTTGGCGACTCACTGCAACGACTGGTGGAGCTGGAAGCGGTGGAATCCAAACGAGCTGGAACAGAAGCAACCTTCCGTGCCTCATGTGAAACAGAAAAAGACACCGTGACAACCGTGCCAATCAATGACAGCAATGGTTCTCAGTGTCACGAGCGACTCCGTGACAACCGTGACAACCGTGACAAGGAAGACGACAGCCAGCCCTTGTCACGGTTGTCACGAACAGGCCGTGACAGTGAAACCGGCTGCAATGACTCACTGGCACGGTTGTCACGTACGTCACAGCCCCCAAGTGACCCCCCAGCCCCCGACTACCTGCCCGATCTGCTGGCGCTCCGCACGGCCAACCCAGGCCAACTGCCGAGCATCTACGCCAACGAGCTGATGGCCAAGCACCAGGTGC